GGGGTGTCGGACTTGTCCACCACCTCGTAGCGCATCTTCTCGATCTCACCCAAGGAGCCTTCGAGAAACTCGATCACGTTGCCAGTCTTCTTGGCGCTCATCAGGCTGATGGGGCCGATCAGCCCGTGCCTGCCCTGGTAGGCTTCGGCAAACTTGTCGGCCAACTCGATGATGTTGTCGTAGAACTCGTTGAGCGCCATGTGTTTGGAAAAGCTGCGCGTGTTCAGATGGACCGAGTGCGTGACATCTCGGGCCAGGAACAGGGTGCCTACAAAGTCACAGCATTTCATTGCATCTGCCCTTCCATCGGCATCGGCGGCTGCTCGGGTTGCATCTCAGGCATCTCGCGGGCCTCGCTCGGAGACACCAATTCGTTGCTCTCCATCGCCGCAGCCACCACGCCCATCGCAATGTCCTGAATCTGCTGCTCAGTCATGCCAGCCTGAACCGCAGCAATCCGCTTGGTTTCAGCATTGTAAGCGTCAACGTCAGCCTTGAACTCTTTGATCTGTAGGTCGCGGGCTTCCATCGACTGCTGCACGTTCTGGAGCATCCCGGCCATTTGCTGCATCTCGGCGTTCATCGCCTCAATCTGCTGCTTGGCCGCAGCCAGCGCCGGGTTGTCTTCGTCGTCGCCGATGATTGCCGGGTCGATGACCTTGGCAAAGCGTTTTGCCATCTCCTGAGCGCCCGGCCAGTCCATGTTCTTGATGAACAGGTCGCCTGCCACGCTCCAAAGCTGCGGGTTGCCTTGCAGCAACTGAGCCATCGCCTCCAGCGACTCCTGACGCTTGGTCTGGAAGCCTGGGCCGGTGATGACCCGCACATCGTACTTGCCGACGCCGGGGTTGTAAACCTTCTCGATCACGATGCCCTGCTCGTTCCTGATCTTCTTGACCGGTTCTTGCTGCATCGGGTTGATCTTGACCATGCCCGACTCGCCGTCTTCTTGGATGATGCGGGCGATGCGCTCGGTGTCGTAGATTTTTGGGATCAGATCGACCAACTGCCGCCCGACGTAGCGGATCATGCGGGCGTAGTTGTCAACGTAGTGATAGGTGCCAGTGTCCGACTCACGCTGGCGGGCCAAAATGGCCTTGCCGCTGCGCTCGTTGGACGTTTGACCCAGCGAGGCGTTGTACTGCCCGGTGACGCTCTTGATGTCGTCAGCAGCGCCCATTTTGGCCTGAATGAGACCGGTTTGGGGCAGAGGTGGGGCAGCCCGCTGGGGCAGCGGCAAAACGGCTCCTGCGCCGTCTGTAACGTCCGGGTTGACCTCAAGGTACGGCCAGTTCTGGGTGTTTGCAGTCTTCCACTGCATCTCATAACCCTCGAACTGCCCGCCGTAGCCGATGAACGGGGCTTTGGGGGCCAGCGCCAGCATCTCGGCTTCCTGGCTCGTCCAGTAGTTGTACATGCGTTGCGCGTCTTTGGCATTACGCACCAGACCGCTGACGTACAGCCGACCCTCAACCTCGAACTCGTTACCCACGCAGCGGATCACCGGGATGTGAGAACCGGCCCAGTCGGCCCGCTCCAGAACCTCGTAGCCGTTGATCTTGAGCCACTTGACCTTCTTGCGGTCAGACTGACGCGAACGCAGGGGCTTGCCGAACTGCATCCGCAGCATCTTGTCTTCGGGCGAGTTTTGGAACGCCGTCAGGTTGCCGGGGTACAGATTGAGCGTTTCTTTGGTGTTCTCGATGTAGAAATACTCGGCGATTCGCACCGTGTTTTCGTTCATCCACTGGCTAAAGCCTTGGTCGCCGACGCCCAGCGTCTGCAAGGTGCTCAGGGGCGAGGCGTTGGGAAACTGGCGCTCGTACTCGTCACGCGGGATGTCCTCGGTGATGAAGCACCAGCGGGCGTCCGAGCCGCACGGGTCTTGAATCAGCGGGTCCATGTAGACGCTGAAACTGTTCCTGATGCGCCCGATCTTGATGTCTTGGTTGAACGTGTCGGCGTCGCAGTACTCGGTCAGAATACGGACGTAGCCCTCACCATAGGCCACTTGGTTTTCGCAAGCGGTGTCGTAGGCTACGTCGGCGTCGCTGATGTACTCGATGTGCCGGATGACGCCGTTGAAAATCTCTGCCACCTCGACATCGGCCTTGTCATCGACAGGAATGACCTTGGGCTGCGGGCGGTTCAGGCGCTGTTCGTTGGTGACCTGATGAACGTGCTGCGGCAGTTTGTTGATGGTCAGGCACGGACGAGCGTTGATCGTCTGGCCTTGCACTGCGCCACGGGTAGCCAGCACATCAGCGGGCCACTGCCAGTGGTTGTCAGGCGAGCCAGCGTAGAACCGCAGGTCGTCCAGCTCGTCCTCACGCGACTCCGACAGCGCGGAGATCGCCATATCCAGGCGGCTGCGGGCGGTCGAGAGGACATCGGCGTCGCTCTTGTCCTTGGCCGAGCCGCCCTCGCTGACTGCGCCAGCGGCAACAACGCCTGAATAGTCTTGCGGCATGGCTTATTTGATTTTGCTCAGAACCTTGGCAACCGTCGCCTTGACGTTGGTGCCGCTGGGGATGCTACCGTGGCAGCCCATGCCCGGCATCTTGGAGTACGTTTCTTTGTTGCGGTCGGGCATCCCGCCACCGGACATCTTCGGCTCACGGGCGTTGAGTTTGCTGATGGGTTCGAGGTGCTTGCTCATTTTTTGCCTTTCGGTGGGGTTTTGGCTGCGGCTCGCTTGACGCTGTAGGCGATAGCAACGGCCTGCTTGACGGGCTTTCCGCTCTTGACTTCCGCAGAAATGTTCTTGCGGAAGGCTTCTTTGCTGGAAGACTTGACGAGTGGCATCACTTGCCTTTCTTGGCCGTTTTGGCCGACTGCACAAAGTCTTTTTTGGTCGGCGCACCAGGGGTGCCTGGCTTTCTCATCTTCTCACCCGAGCCCTCTTTGATGCGCTCGCGTTTGGCGTGGATGTTAGCGTAAAGTCCGGGTTTTGTAGCCATGATCAGCACTTCCAGCGTTTGAGGGATGCTTTGGCCCGCTCGGCGTCGCCCTTGGCGTTCTTGACAACGCCTTCCATGCGGGCGCAGAAGCTGGCTTTGCGGCCAGCATCGGCCTTGGTCTTGGGGTTTGGGGCCGGGGGTTTGAGGTTGGAGCCGGTAGCCGCGTTGTACTTCTCGCGACCTTTGGCAGTCAGGCCAGCGCCCTGCGAGACGGGTAGCTTCTCGCCCCGTCCGACACTGAGAGACACGCCTTTTTTCGCCATTTAAGCACCCATCCAAGAGGTTGAAACGCCCTGCATCCCGCTAGGTCTTCGGACATTTGTGCGCGAATTGTACTCCCGATGGGCCACAGGAAACGCAAAAGTGACGGCCAGGGCGTCTGCCGCATCGGGCGATGACAGTCCTCGAGCCTTCATTTCCTTTTTCCCCTCTAGGTAAATAGTCCCAGCCGAGTTGGGCTTCTTCATGGGGCCGGTCAGGTCAGTTTTAAGCTGTCTGTCCGATGGAAGTGCTGCTGTTTTGAGCCACTCCCGCATCGCGCCCCACATTTCAGCCCGCTTGTTGCCCCACATCACAGGGTTCTTGGCCTTCCAGCCAAAGTTGACCCCACGGACTTTGTACCTCTGCTCGTTCAATCTGTCAAGTATCCCATACCCCAGACCACCCTCGTCAATTACCGTCAGGGTGGGCTTGAACTCCTCGATCATGTCGATGACGTTACCCACGGTGGTCATGGTGTCGTCGCCCTTGAACCGCCGTATCGTTACAACATCACGCCCCTGGCGCACCACCATGACCGTTGAGTCCATGCCGCCTCGGGCCGGGTCGATGCCCAGCACGATGGGTGCGCTCATGTCCTTGTGTTGGGGCCGTTTCATGGCGTCATCGACCACCGAGGGCATGATGAACTGGTCATCACCGCTCTTGGGAAAGTCACCATAGACCTCGACCCGGGCCTCGTCGGAGTCTTCACCGTACTCGGCGATGATCTGCTCATAGATCGACTTGTCGGTGCCCTCGACTGTCCTGGCGTCGATCTTCTCGGACTCCCAAAAGCTGCGCTTGTTGCCGTCCACCGCCTCGTAAAAGTACCCGGTGTTGCGCCGACCGTTGGAAAACGCCAGCCAATACCGATCCAAAATGTTCTCGGTAAAGAAGCCAGCCGCCACGGACCAGATACTGTCCGGAATGCCGCTGGCCTCGTCGAAGATCACCATCATGCCGTCCATGTTGTGGACACCGGCATAGGCGTCTGGGTTCTCCTCGCTCCACAGCTTCCCCTCAGCGCCCCAGTACCGAGTGCCTTTACGCAGGTCACGCTCGACCAGATCAGTCAGCCACGCAGCGGGTGCCAGCTTGGTGGCCGACGGCTCCCACCAGTGCGAGTTGATGCTCATGGTGGCCCACTTAGTCAACTCACCCCAGGTAACCGTTCTCAACTGTGTCTCGCTGTTGGCGCTCACCACAACAGACGAGCCTATCCGAGTGGTCAGCATCCACAGAATCAGCCACGACACAAGTGCTGATTTACCCACACCCCGGCCAGACGACACCGCGTGGCGCAGGGCGTCAATCATCTCGTCCGAACTGATCCGTCCCCGGTTAATCTTGATGAACTCGGCGATGCGCCGCAGGGTTCTGCGCTGCCATGCCCGTGGACCTTTGAACCGTTCGAGGGGTGTGTTCTTCTGCCCCCAGGGGAACGCGAACAGGACGAATGTCTCCGGGTTGTCGGAAATTTGTGGACTCCACAGCTGCGTCATCAGCAGCTGCTCCTCGTCCGGGCTGTACCTGAGTCGCTGCATCACTGCTCCAGTCGAGGGGTTACGTCCATCACCTCAGCCTCAACGATCCGCATCTGGGCCTGCTGGAGCGCCTCGGTGATCGAGATCGACCCGGCCACCTCAACCTGCTTGACCTCGCCGTAGCGCTTCTTGTTCCAAGCGCCCATGAGCCACTTGCGAGTGTCGATCTTGAGCTTGGATCGCTGCACATCCTCGATGCTGTCCTCGGCATCGGCAATCTCAAGGATCTCGCCAGCGATGAACTCTGTTCTCGACTCCTGCGCCTCTTTGAACCGCTCATGGCGCATCGGGTCACGCTTGACCCATTTGAGGAAGTCCTCGTAGGACACGATGCGGTAGTCATCTTCGAGAAGGTCACGCAGGCTGCGGCCCCGGTAGACCTGTTCGATGACGCGCTCGAACATCTGCTCGTACTGGGTGTGCAGCAACTCCCGCGACTCCGCTGGGAGCTTCGGTGGCTTGGGGTCCGGGCACGACAGCCAGTTGGGCAGTTCGATTGATTGTTCACTGGCGACAGCCGTGCCTACGGATTGAGGGCTTCCTTGTTCCATAGTGCTGTGGATGCTATCACAGGTAAGGGGCTTTGTGTCAATGGGGGTTACTGAACCCACTGGGTTAGTGGTGCTCGGGGTTTTTG